AGGCAATCGGTTAGCCGATCGCTTATGTTGATATTCTGTATCATGCCCATGCGGTAACCCTCTGATATCGTTACTGTTTACGGTTCAAATAGTGTTCGATTTATCTTGATATTCGATGGCTTTTGGCCGTCTTAAAGTCTAATCCATTCCCTTTCACTTATAACCAAAAGGAATGAATGGCTTAATAATAGGAACAAACTGGTACAAACGCAAATCTAATGGACCAAGACCGGATTTTTTTAGCCTATATAACAATATAATATTGATAATTGATTGATTAATTTGATACAATAGAATCATGGAAAGGAAAGAGAATAATCACTTTAACTAAATAGGCAATCTAATGAGCTACTACACTAAAAAGCGAAAGCAACGGGAAGAGATCAAAAGCGCATTGATGGTCTTGGCTGTATCTGTACCATTGGTGATGTTCGCCTATATTGTTCAATTAACACTAATAAATTAAGGGGCCAGCCAATGAATAAATCAGACAAGAAAGAGATCCATAGAGCCATCAACGAATTATACCTTGATCGAGTGACTGAGAAAGCCGCTATGAAGTATCTAGCCGAGAAGGAGATGAATAAACGCGAGATGAATAGGATCAACATAGAGACGGCCTATATCGCCTTATCAGTCGCAGCGGTATTTGCTTTGATATGGATCGGAGTTAAGTAGCGATATCAAGAGCATTCGAGAGAGTGCTCTTTTTTATACCTATTCAATAACCTAAAGGGAACACCGCAATGAATAAGACAGCCATTAAGAACATGATCGAAGACGGATACTGCCGCATGCAAAGGTTTGATAATATCGATTGGAGGCCCTACCGAGAAGAAATGTATCAGTCGGAGCTGAAAAGCGAACGACAGCATAGAGACAATAGTCCAGAAAATTACACGGCCGCATTCGGTAACCCCGCGTCATTGTCCGCTAAATACTTCGTGATCAAGTTTTTTGGTCAAGCGTTAGAATCAACTAACATGCGCCCTAGTGACATCTTACACTGTCGCCCATCCTCGCTAATGGCTAAAGGTCTGGCATATCAGTGGCCAGAATATGCCGCTAAAGCTTTTTCCGGTTTCGACTGGGATACGTTTAATAAATTAGACTACGAACTATGCGGCATAGTATTTAATGACGAGGTGACACAATGAATTATCGAGCATTAATGGGCGTACAGTTAATAGATTTTTATATGGACTGGTTCAATAATTATCTGACAGTGGAAAAAATAGCGGAGCATCACGGAATTGGTGTGGACGATGCAGAAGCATTGATTAAAATGGGGCGATACATGCACCAAAGACACGTTGAAACGATGAATAGTGGGGTGGAATAATGAAATACAGATTACAGGTAGATTTTGAAGATGTTGGAACAGGTTTAGAATTTGAAAAAAATGGTAACCTGTGGGTTAAACAATCCACGCGCACCGCTAAGATAATTAAACCTGTGGAATATTCTAACGTATGGTTTTATTTTAGCAAGCGAGAAAAGATCAACGTAAGTGAATGGGCGGAATAAAACATATACAGGCGCTTGCTTATAGATTCTCAGACGAACATGGCTTCAAATATAGCCATATAACCTGCTATAAGGGCCAAAAGTAATACACTACAATCGCCGCAAAATTATCGACCCCATATTATAAGGAAGTTTAGCAGTTTTTGAGATTGCCGCTTTAATAGTGGTAATTTTTAAACCTACTAACCAAAAAAAGGGAAACCCATGAATAAAGAATATACGATAAACATGCACCAATTACAGGCTGAAGTGGATCGATTAGCTACAATTGTTGATTATTACCGCGCAGAAGCTGGCCATATTACCCCGAAAAATGGCGCGCTCATACTTTTGTTAATAGAGCGCGCATTGTGCGACACTTTAGGAGATTTGAACGGCTGGTCTGATATGTCGGAATCTACTGCAGAACTATTAAACGAGCATTACAACCACTTAAAAGAGGCTAAAGCCGAAACCCTAAGTCTATGCCCATCGCTGGAGCTTTAATTATGTTTTATAACTGCGAAGATCCTAACCGTACCGATCCGCCGGAAGAATTTAACCCTTTCAAACGCTTCCTTGATCGCCTCACAGAGCCTGAACATAGATACAAGGATAAACCCGAAGATTATCTACCAATGTCCGCTAATGAACTAGAGGCCGCAAAAGAGCAGGCTCTAGAGAACGACCGGCTTTTGGTGTTGGCGCTGGAAAGAATCAACAATCAGCACAATAAAGGCCTCCACAGAACCAAATAAACCCCATGCAAAACCGCAACCGCCCCTTAATTGGGGTTTTTTGCGTGAACCAAATAAAAGGAAATACCAAATGAAATACGCCAACCTATACAGTCACACCGATATCCATCCACACGAAATAACGCGCACCATCTCCCCAAAATGCTTAGAAATTCGCCCAATGCAATGCAAAAAGGATCTGTCTATTGATCTAGTATTCGAGGCCGGTGGCTTTTTTGGGCATTGTGCTAACCAGAACCACCAAGAATGGACGATTAGCAGTAATCCGGCGGGTAGAGTGTTCAGCATTCGGTTAGGGTCGAAGGGATGGAAATCTGCAAATGGTGAGCGGTTCCAACTATCCGAAAAGCCGCGCCGGTTTTATGACTTCAATTTCTAGCGCAAAAATACCGAAAAAGTAAAACTGCCAAATGGGCAGAAACCCCAATTTCCCTGGATTTTTGGGCTATTTTTGGGTGCAAGTCTCACTTTGCCTGAATTTCGAGCCATTTTCTGGGAAATTTCGACATTCTGGCCGATTTGGGCAGGTGTACGGGTTGCGTCATTAGGTGTACGGGTTGCGTAATTTTCTAGGTGTACGGGTTGCGTCATCAGGTGTACGGGTTAGCGTACGGGTTTTTCCAAAGTGTACGGGTTGCGCCATTTTACAAGTGTAGGGGTTGCGTGATTTAAAATAAGTGTACGGGTTAGTAAATTTAAGTTGTTAATGTATTAAAAATAATGTTTAATGTGCTCATATTCAAAAACAAAGGGAAAGAATAATGAAAAGACTTATAGATGACAAAGAAGCAACAGTGGCGCGCCTGCATGAGCTGTATGGTAGAAATGCTTTCGGAGAAGTACGGTTTGACAAGTGTATTGAGGAGCTATATGCGCCTATTCCTAATTGGAAAGACAAGTTGAACCCAGAAGATACTAAAACTTGGGTGTTGTGTTTTGTCAGTGACTATAGCCCCACATGTCGGGAGGATACCGCATGGGTTACACATTGCAGGTCTGGATACCCCTTTCCATTTACCACCGTCCCTTGCGGGATATACAAGTACGCCACACCAATAGACCTTAACATTCGATATAGGGATGAAGTGTAATGAGTATACAAGAAGCGTTTGATAAGCACACTGCAACCATACCCAAGTTAGATGCAGGTATGTTCCTAAGAGGAGAAAAGGACTGCCTTGATGGTGTAGCGCATGAAGATGGGAAAGGTAACGATTACGATAGGGGCTATGCTGCCCGATATGAAATGGAACAATTACTAGGGGAAATACGATGAATTCAAGCAGTGAAATTAACGATTTAGCTTCTGCACTATGCAAAGCTCAAGCACAAATGGGGGGAGCAGTCAAAGATTCGGCTAATCCTTTCTTTAAATCTAACTATGCCGACCTTACCTCGATTATTAAGGCTATTAAACAGCCTTTTTCGGACAATGGGCTTAGTTATACCCAGTTTCCGATCAACGATGAGTCATGTGTAGGGGTTGTTACCATGCTTATGCACACTTCTGGTCAGTGGTTGCAGCAAGAATACGTTTTACCTTTAGTGAAGCGTGACCCACAGGCTGCTGGCTCGGCTATAACGTACGCAAGACGGTACGCTTTACAATCAATGGCAGGAATTCCTACCGCAGATGACGATGCAGAAGCTGCAATGATGCGCGGTGAGGACATTACTCGCAAGATTACATCAGAGCAGGCAGAAGCAGTTAAAGAGCTACTGGAAGTGACTGAAAGTGACGTTGAAAAGTTCTGCAAGGTGTTTAAATGTTCTGCTGTTGACCAGATGCAAGTGCAGCACTATGAGCGCGCAATGTCAGCTTTGCGAAGTAAGATCAAGTGATTATCTTAGAAATGGAACAGGGAAGTGATGAGTGGTTGGCTGCACGTTTGGGCCGGCCATCAGCAAGCATGTTCTCTAAACTTATTACGACTAAGGGCAAGTCATCTACTCAGGCCGGTGGATACATTAACAAACTGGCAGGAGAGCGTCTTTCTGGCGAGTCTGAAGCGTTTTACACTAATGAGCATATGGTTAGAGGCACTGAGCTTGAACCTGAAGCCAGAGAAGCCTACGAGTTTATTTCTGGTAACGATGTTCTTGAGGTTGGGTTTGTCGTAGACCCCAGCTTTGAGTATGGCTGCTCTCCAGATGGTCTGATTGGGACTGATGGCGGAATAGAGATTAAATGCCCAGCAGCTACTACGATGATGAAGTATTACCAAGACAGTGAAGAGTTAGTTAAAGCTTACTACCAGCAGATACAGGGCTGTATGTGGGTTACTAAGAGGGACTGGTGGGATGCATTTGCCTATCACCCTAAGATGAAGCATGTCCTTGTGCGGGTTCCGCGTGACGATGCGTTTATAGCAAAGTTGGCAGTTGAAGTTGAAGCCGCCGTAATTGAAATTAAAAACCAAGTGGAGCAATACAA